CCCTATTCATTGTTTAAGTCTTGAATTAAAGACTCTGAGTATCTCTTACTCATTGTAGTCAGAACAGGAATCGAACCTGTAAACTATGTTACTGTGGTTCACTAAGATTACCCACTTATTCACATAACATTATTGTCTTAAGCGTGTCTACCATTCCACCACCTGACCATTTTAATATTTTTTTCGTATATTTGCGTATCATATCGTATCAATTTCACTTGAAAAACCTTGTGCAATTCTTCCCATAAAATTTCCAAGGTCATTTCCACCCATATAAAATAGTGTGGTATCATAATGTTCATTTGGTGTAATTATAACATCAATTTGAATTAATTTATAATCAAATGACCAACAATTACCATTGTGAAATATTTCATTAGGTTTAAACATCTCATTAATATAATCTCTCATATTTTCATTAGAATAATCTTCCGAAACAACTATGTCTATATCCCCAAAATCTGGTTTGTTTTTATAAAACATAGGTACACCAACTTTGTTAAACCTAAGCTTTAATATATTTATTAATTCAAGAGAAATGACATCAAATTCTTCTCTATCACATCTACGAGTAACTACGTTTTTAAGTGCTTTCCCACCCATTTTTATTTTTTATTTTATAATTGCAAAGGTACACAATTAATTTGATAATACAAATTTTATGTTGTGATAAATCCTTTTTTTATTAAATTGTGAATATAAATACTATGTGGTAAATTTTTTTCATTGGCCCTCCCAATGCTCATATGAAGACCCCAAAATGGTTTACCCAATCCTAGTTCAGCTCTTATTCCATGAAGCAACTCTCTTTCTTCGTGTGGAATATTCAACCACCACATCCTATCATTGGTCTTGGTGTTTAAATCCAACGTTATTGATATGATTTGTTTATCCCATTTAGCTTTAACAGCATTCCATGTTGCATCAATTTCTTCAATGGTTTTGGTACCGTTTACGCTGAGGTCTTTTATGCTATCATTGATAAAGGATATGTGGGCACCTCTCAATGGTTTGTTTAATACAAGATTGTAACGCTTTTGTATAAACCAAGCGTAGTATTCTGTTATATCACCATCTAGATGTACCATAGCCATCCTTTTCCAAGATGACTGTGCATTGTGCTTCTTGGTCTTATTTTCTGGTTCAAATCCAATCTTGCCAGAAAGTATTATTCTATCTGTCATTAAGCCAATCTTAAAGGTTTTAAATATTCTCTCAAGAACGCATTTTTTTCACCACCTATTTTTTCAACCCAGTGCTTGTAGTTTTCAAGATTCCTTGCTTCCAATTCAGAAATTTGTTTTTCACTTGGCTTATTACGACTCCACGGAAGTGTTTCTGTGGTGAAATCTGGGTAAAGGGTTTTGTTAAACACTCGTTCATCTACTAGGAACACAATAGCTGTTAATTGGTCACCCAAATCTGGTTCACAAAATGATTGCACTATAATACCAGCATCATTTAATAAATTTAAGTGTTTATTCAAAGTCCCCAATCGGTCTGGGTTGTTGTTGGTTGTACCGCCATTAAGTATAATAAATGTTTTATCTTTATCAGCCCATTTATTGTAAATTTTTTCCAGTGTATTTACATCCCTTATATTTCTACCGTAATCAACAACAGCATGTCCAAATTGGATACCAGCGTGAATCGTACCACTTAATTGATAAGCTACTAGCCCATACATTCTTAGTTCTAATTTTTGTTCCATTAGTTTCCTATTTTTATTAAACGTGATACAGTATATTGTACAAAGGTAGTAAAAAAAATAAATTATCCAAATTTCTTTGGATAATTTTTAACAATATTTCCACCATCTTAGATATGATTCTTTAAAAAAGAACCACTTAAAAGAAATTTTCCATTTCAATTCACTAAAAAACGTTGGTACATCAAACCCTTCTTCATCATAATCATATTCAGCACATGGATAAGGTCGACCACGTTCATCAAGATAAATCCAATAGCCATCTTCTTCTTTAGAAATTGGGTCGATATATTCATCACCTTCATGTTCAACCCATTTCCAATCCTTGCCTTCAACACCTTCTGGTAAATCAATAGGGAGACTTTCTTGTTGTTTACCGTAATGCCAATTACATGAACAACCAATTTTATCTTCTGGTGATATTACACAATCATCACAAAAATAAGGACTTGATTTATCTCCAAAACCTGGCATGTATATCCATACAGCCATTTTTTCATTACAACCACTACATATTTCTTTAGCCATTATTTTTTTGTTTTTCAAGTTCTTCAAAAGACAGTAACCCCTTGCCATATTTTTCCAATCTTTCATTGTAACGGGTTTTAACATAATTAAGAATTGGTATTGGTTTACCTTCACCATCAATTCTGACAAATTTAATATTTGTATGAAGAACCACCTCTTGTTGTCCAGTGTGAACACTATGCCTACGTACTTCAACATATAAGGTTATTGATGTTCGACCAAACTCTTTTACTGTAGCATATGTTTTTAAAATATTACCTACCTTAACTGGATTCTTAAATACCAATTCATCAATCTTTATTGTGACCATTCTTGGTGAATCACAAACTTGAGCCGCATATGATGCAGCTGCGTCATCAACAATACAAACCATTGTCCCACCGAACATATTGGAATGCACACCAATGTCTGAAGCTTTACAAATGTATGTTGAAACTAATTCCATGTTACCAAGTTCTTGTGTCATTTTCAAATAACGAGGGATTTTTTGAAAGCCAATTTAGGAATAATGGTTGATGCACAGGTGGCACCATATGACCATTCACATAAACAACATTCATCACCACTTCTATTTCTTGGCCAGCTGGAAGTGGCATCCCTTTAGCAACTTCAGTTGCTTGTTTTAATCTATATACTTTGTTTTTAATCATAATACAAATATACTCTAATATTTTGAATAATGCAAGTTATATATTTGCATCCAATAAATTTAAAATTTTTTCCCACAACTCTTTGTTATCATACTGATAAATATAAGAATGCTCAACACACCAAATTTCAATCGAATATAATTTTGTGTGTCCTTCAACCCATGAATGTAACTTGGTTGATTTATCTCTAGGTATTCTGATATGTAAAAACCCATCAATATAAATTCTTATGTCTTCTGAGTCGCTTTTACATGTCGATTTCATTATAATGTTTTTACCTTAAAATTTTCCTGTATGTCTTTTCTTTTTATCAAGTAACCTTTTGTATTGCTGTTTAAATCACCATTTTGTTCAGATAACGGAAAATCATTTTCGATTAATAATTTTTTTAATTTATTTGTTTCAATAAACCAAATCTCATTCAAGTATAAAAAATATGTAACAAACCACTTCGCTTCAGTAACACTTAAACCAGATTCTTTACCCCGACATTCAACTTCTATAAAAATATTACCAGTATCAAAATTTGGTGCACAAAATACATCTGTTTTAATTTCATATTTAATTTGTTCTCCGTTATATTCGATAATAGTATCATATTTATTATCATTATTTTTGGTGATGAGTTTTCCACCATTACTAATTAGATAATCAATGACATTTTGCTCACCTATTTCACCTAAATTTAAATCATTTTTGAAGTTGTATTCTGCCATATAACCAAGTTATTAAAAATTGTATGTAATATTAGGTGTCAGTAGTCTTTTGCGTAAACGTGTTAGTAACTAAAAATAAACATATAAACGTTTTTCATTTGTATTTTATTTAAAACGCTAAGATTTATTAAGGTTTTAGACACTATATTAGTTAATAAATTTTGAAAGACTTGATTTTAAAGTGTTAAACTCGTCATTCGTTATTAAACCTAAATCTAGTTTATCTTTTTGTTTCTTTAATTCTTTTAAAGCTTCATCACTTGTCATAAACCCATTAAGTCTAATTTCACCACTTTCCAACGCAGAGCTAATTGACAATATACGAGTACCATATATAAAACCTTGAGCATGAGTTCCTAACACCACAACTCTTTTAAAGCTAGCCATTATCTCTTTTATAATAATAACCGAACCACCAGCTGTGGGACCCATACTGTAATACCCATCAATACAACTCACTCCAGATGAATAATTAGTTGAACCCATACAAAACATATTTTGTGTTACAAAATTATAACGACCATTACCAGTTGACGTTCCTACCTTAATCGTATCACCAACTCTTAGGATAGCCCCATTATCTAATAATATTGATGATAGGTTACCTTTAACTCTTTTATTTAAAACATCATCCATTGTTGGTGTCTGACTAAAACCAAATGTGCTCAATAGTAGTAGAGCTCCTAATAATATTTTTTTCATATATGCAAAGTTACTATTTTATTTTTAATTAACCAAATTTATTTTCAATAAAATCCGACTTTTATTTGACTTTATAATATTTATTAAATTATTTTAACCCTAAAACCCCATTCTGAATTGCTAGGCATTCTTCAAAAGAATTAGCTTCCGTTTTGTCCGTTCTAAATTCCTTGGCTGTTGGGTAAAATAGTGAAATACCACCGCTGGAATTGTTTGATAAACCGTTACATTTAACTTCTAAAATAGTACCTAATAGCTTATCTTGGTTCTCGGTCACATATAACATCATATCTTCTTTTAATCCTTGTGCTCTAGCAGTCAATTTACCGCAAGAACTTTCACAAGTTATACTAGATATAACATTTTCGTTTTTAGTGCCTTTGGTTCCGTAATTAAACCCTACGATTTTAAGGTCTAAATCCATCTCTAGCTTCAGTTTTATTTGCCATGTTGGTTTACCATCTTTCCAAGTACCATTTTCATCTTTAAGGATAGTACCTTCTTGTGGTACACCATTAACCTCAGTAGCTAGAACTTCTTGGAAGTGTTCCATGGCCTCAGCGTATGAATTAACAATACGACTTTCAATTACATAAACCATTAAAGCACCAGACTTAATAATAACTTGTTCAACTTTAAGCAAACGTATCAAGTACGGTATCTTTGATGATTTATCAAAATACTCATCTACACTAATAGTATCCCATACGGTATAACGAATAGAATTCAAAGCTTTTTCAAAACTACCGTGCTTCTTTTCAAACGCTTCAAGCTTTTTTTCAGTTTCCTTTTCAGTACGCTCACCACGCTTGCTTTGAATATCAATAACAGATGCAATAATACCGTTTGATTCGTAACGTGGTACACCATCCATTGTCAATTCACCGTTTAATACGCAATCTTCAAAGTTGGCCAGTTCAGCCAAGAACTTAGCACCAGTTACAACAGTTGCTTCACCACTACGGCTTTCCAATTCAACTTCACCGCCACGGATGATAGCGTTGCAATAACGACCATCCATTTTGATTTGAGAGATACCACGACTACCTTTATCAAAAATAGCACGAGCCTTTTTTTCATCAAAAGAGATAGCACCCATGTATGGTGTATCTTCAATAAGGTCTTTGATAACCTTGTTCATAAAGGTTGTTCCCATACCAATCTTACAATCTTTTTCAATAATACGCTCAATGATATACGCATCATCAGCTGATACATTCTCTAACCAAATAGTTAATTTATCTATAGCGTTTTGACCTGTAAACTCACGATTAGCTATACTCATAAGCATATTCAACGCTTCTTCAAGAGTCCAACCAATTTTATTATGAGTGTAGGCTGGGATTTGTTTTAAATAAAACTTTACTCGCTTTGAGTTTGCCAAATACAATACACGTTTAAGCAATTCGTTATCCTTATACTTTTTAAGGATTTCCATTTTTTGGTTGGTGCTTGATTCAGCAGCGATTTCGTCAAAGATTTGTTTGATACTCATATCGTTTTTTGTTTTGTTAATGCAAAGGTAATAAATTAAATTGATTCTACCAAATTTTTCGACAACAATTTATCCAAACACTCCCACATAAGTTTACCATCTTTAGGAGTGTTAAGGTACAATGCACCCTTGAACTCATCGTATTCTTTGGCATACATGTCAATCTTACCACCATGTTCGATGTTGGCAATACGGTCAGCAAGCTTGATTATAATAGCATCTGGGTTGCTAGCTGTTTTAGGAAGAGTCTTTTCTTTTTTCTCTTTACGGTTACGACCCAATTCATCAGTAACACAATAAACCATCTCAGCTACTTCAAATCCAAAGTGTTTTTTAATGTCATTGTAACTAATACCATCGTCTTCAATGGTATCATGCAAGTAGCCAGCAACAATGTATTTGCCAGAGAAACCAAATCTTTTTAAAATATCTACAACGTCATCCAGATGCTTCTCATAAGGGAAGATTTCATCATAACGTTGATTTGAATGTGCAACAACTGCAACCATTCTTGCTTCTTTGTAGGTTTTATCTGTATAACGCATAAATAATAGTTTTGACAAAGGTACGAAAAATATTTGAAATCACCAAATATATTCCAAAAAAAATCGCCTTAACTACTAGAGCCAAGGCGATTTAATTTATGGACAAGTATTTTTACTTGTTGTCTTTCTTGCTGTTGTCAACTTGTGTTGATTCAGTAAGAAGCGTTTTTGTATTTGGAAGTGTTTTACCCTTTTCTTGAATTTGTTTTAGCAATTCAAAACCAAGCAACCCACTGATAGGTCCGTTTCCACCATCGTTTCCAGAGATAAGAACATCTGGGATGATTTTAATACCGTTTTGACCAATCATTTCAGTTACTTTAAACTTAGCAAAGTTATCAGCACCCATTGCAGTTACTTGTTGTGAATAAGCTTCAGCCGTTGCCTTACCTATCGAAGCAATCTTCTCGGCTTCAGCCTTACCATTAACTTCAGTTTGATAAGCATCAGCATCAGCCGTTACTTTCTTAGCGTTAGCTTGTGCCACCGCTGTCAACTCAATTGATTTAGCCTTACCTTCTGAAGATTTAACCGCAGCAGCAGCTTCTTTTTCAGAGATTTCAACCGATTGTTGAGCTATAACCATTTTAGGTTGCATATCAGCCAATGCTTTAGCAGATTCAAGAGTTTTACGTTGGTCTTGTGCTTGACGTTGAGTGTCATAAGTAATCTTTTCTTCTTCAGCAATCTTACGGTCAGTAAGCGTCTTCATAAGAGATTCTGGTGGTGTAATATCACCGATAAGAGTATCAACTGCATGTACGTTGTATTCTTCAAGTACTTTGCTAATAGCTTGCTTAGCAGCATCTTGACGAGCTTGACGAGTTTTCAAGAATGCGATAACGTCACTATCTTGTGCAGAGTTACGGAAATAGTTACCAATTGTAGGTTCCAATACTTGTGACACAAGGTTAGCCATTGAACCGAAACGTGCAATTACTTTTGGTGCTTCGTTGGCTGGAATATGAATGATTTGAGACACATCCAAGTTGAATGGGAAACCATCTTTTGAACGAACAGTAATTGTGCTCAACCCAGCATCCAATTTGTGTGATTCATTACGACCAGTTGCCCAGTTTAATACAAGGTTGGTTGTAGGAACCAACTCAGCTTTGTGAGTGTATGGGTTGATGGCGTATTTACCTGGGTCATACGGTGTAATCCAAACACCTTTTTGTCCTTTGTTTACAATGTTACCATGTTTGAAACTATCACCAGTCAAGTCTTTACCTTCGTCACCAACGTAAGAAATAACAACTGCTACGTGACCAATAGGAACTTGTGTCATAGGTACTTTCTCGATTTCAACAGCCCATGGGTTGAATGAATAGTTACCAGCTTGAACTACTTGTTCTTGAAGACCACGTTGACCTCCATTGTTTAAGAAAGCATCAAAATTTTGGAAGTTATTATGACCTTCAATAACTTTACCAGCAATATCACCTTGTCCTAATGGAATACCATCTAAAGCAGTAATGACACCAACTTGACCGTCTTCAATATTTGTAATTTCAGCAAAGAAAACTTCAAATAACTGTGGGTTGATACGATATGTCGCTGAGTTCAAATAAGAAACTTGTTTACCACGTTGACCACCATTTGTTAAAAACAAACGTGCATTTTGAAAGTTATCACAATCAACGTGACGAGCAAGGATTGAACCAACTGGCAATGATGCACCATCTCGTGCTGTTAGCAAACCAATTTTTCCTCTAGGTACTTCAATAAACGGTACATAGTCAACACTATATTGCCATGGCCAGTAGCCCCAACCTAAGAAACCTGGTGCTAGTGTATCAGCTTGATAACCAGCTTCACCATTCAAAGCGATGATTTTACCATCTGGCAACGATTTGTTTGAACCAAATAGTACGAACTTTTTGTAGACAACACCTATTTTACCATCGGGTACGTTTACCATACCGCAGATAAAACGAAGTGTAAATTTGTAGAATAACAATGCTAAGATTGGTATCACTAACCACCAATAATTGGTGATGTTTTGTAGAATTTCACTTTTCATTTTTTTGTTTTTATTTGTTTTTAATTGTTTACTGGAATTTCTTGTGTTGTGTCCCAAACAGCTTTTTGAATAAGCTTGGTGCCATCTTCATCTTCATGTTCAAATCTACCATCCATCTCTCTTAGGACATAGATTATTTCACCTGTGGCTTCAGCGACAGCTTTAAGTGATTCACCATCTTTGGTTAGGTCCAAATCACCATACCAAACTTTACCTTCTTTGGCAGTTACGATGTTTGCATTAAAGTAGCAAACGCTGTTAGGGTTTTTATCCCTATAATCACTTTTAGAGAATGATATCATTCTACCCATGATAAAGCCATTGGCTCTGAGTGTTTCGTTTATATTCATATTAAAAATTTACCAACTAATTGAAAGATAAGAACCATCCCTTTGGTCATCATATTGTTTAACAGTAAAACCACGTTTACGCAAATCTTCGATTGTTAATGATTCAGCGTAAATTCCAAGACTTATTGACATTTGATTGCTAGCAACAGCTTTTTCTATTGCATCTAAACAAATGTTAATTTCTTTTTTTACTTTTTCACCTAAAATTGATGTGGCTTGTTTTCTAGCCCATTCAGCATTTATATTATTTCTTTCCATTATGCAAAGGTACTTTTTTATTTTCAATTAAACAAGAAAATCCCCTAAAAAATTTTCTTAGAGGATTTTGTACAACGTTTTGTCGTCATAGTTTGCTATGAAGTCTTCAACAGATGTTACTTTACCATCAGCCAAACCGAAGTATAGGCCAGTAAAATTCTTAACATCATTCTTACCACACACTTCGAACACAGCTGTCGCATACTTCTTCTTTTCTTGTGGTGTGATATTCTTTGGACGGAATGCTTGTAACTCAGCCCAAACTAAATCCAACTTAGCAATCAATGCATCATAGTTAGCCTTCAACTTAACCAACTCATCCTTACGGTCTGGGAAGGTAGCAGCAAATTCTTCTATTTCATTGGTCTTTACTATGGTCATAATGTTGTGTTCAGCAGTCTTACCTTTCAAGTGGTGAACCGCAACATAAGCTGGGTTCTTTATCTTTACTCGGTTGAAGTTAGCATCTACTACAACATAACCTTCATCGTGCCATACCATGGTTTCAAATGTACGAAGCAATGCTCCAACATTTTTAGCGTTCAAGTCGTAAGACTTAACACGTGGTACACCCAACGAATCAGCAATACCTGTCAATGCTTCAAACGGTACTTCTTCAAGTGTCAAAAGGTTTCTAACCATAAGCAATGATGCAGCTGATTCACCGTGTGGCTTCACAACTATATTGTATGGTGTGGTCAACTCAAACACATAACAGAACAACTCGTTCAAGTTTTCTTTTTTAAAATCATACTTTTCAGATACAACATTCCAAAACAATTGGTTGAATGTAGTACCCAACTTGTTGTTTACTTCACCTTCACCAAGTGCTGTCCCTGTCGTTGCTGTGCACCACACACCATTATAATGATAAATAGTGATAAGACTACCATCTAATTTTTCAAGTACATGTGCAGTATCCCAATCAATCTTATGTGCGTTACTTTCCTCCGAATTAAAAAATTTAAAGAAGGCACAAGATAGTACTTTCCAAGTATCTTTCTCAAGTACTATTCCCCTACATTCTTGTACTTCTGGTATCGACATTATTGTTGGTGAAACCAACTGGTCATATTTCAAAAGTACACGGTCTTCATACCATTTTGATTTTAATTTAAAATCAATTAGTGTTTTTTCAATACCATGAGTTTCTATATATGTTTGTATTTTTAATTTTTTCAAGTTACAAGAAATGGTTTATGCTTCTGGTATGTCTTTACCACCTCTAAGCTTATTTATTCTTCTAATAAAATCATCATAAGATTCGCTGTCAGCTTTGTTTTTTAATAAATTGGTTATATCGCTGTTGCTTTCTTCCATTCCATCCAAAAGTTTTTTAGCTGAAAACATTGAGCATAAATTGCTAAATTCAACAACATCGTTTTCTTCAAGGATAAGACCAGCCATAAGTATTATAAAACTACCACTTTGTGTAATAGAATAGTCTTTTTTATCCTTGCCTTCTTTTATCAAGGCTTGACCCATTTCCAAAAATTTAGAACTCAATTCCAAACGTCTTTCAAATATTTTATCTTTTTTCATTTTACAAATACATTAATAAGTTTTTAAAAATACAAGTATTACTTTGTGATTTCAGTTACAAAACCAGTGATATAAAATGGTTTAATATCTTGCCATTTGGTAATGTCGTTTGAATCTTTCGGCTTACCACCCTCTTTATTTATAGCTATGGTTATGTGTGGTATAGCGTTATTTGAAGAATAACCTTCAACTTGTACAGCCATAGCCATATCAGACTTTCCAACTTTGGTTGCTTTAAGAATTACTTCTTTTCCCAAGTCTTCTTTGTTCTCAATACCCTTACCAAATACGATTGTCATGTGATGAGAAAAGGTTTTCCAGCCTTCTGGAATCTCCAAAGCAAATCGGTCAATCAATTTGTTGTGAGATGCTTTATCCAACACAACAGCTGAATATAAAACATTTGAAGAAGGTTTATACATGTCTTTAGACTCTAAAACCTTATTCAATGTCATTTCACCTTGACCAGCGTGGCTATCCATCATTTGCTTAATCTTTTCCACTGGCACACCATGAGTGTTTCTAGCAGCCAATTGCTCAGCTGTAAGACCAGCAGTACCAACGTCAACAAACTTGATGTTGTTATCAGCGAAGCCCATTTCTAGAGCAGCCTTGACATAAGCTTTTGCTTCATTCATCTTTATGTTTGTGTTGTCAATACAAACTGGTGATACACCAGCTTTCATTGATTCAATTGCTTCTTTAAGATTTGTTGAATGCATCTTGCTTAAACAAGACCAATCTTTTGATTCATTTAAAGTATTGAAAAATGTATTATAATCACCATTTCTTTCAATAACAGAATCTGTTGAGTGTATAACCCCTTCACCAACAAGAGATTTGGCCTTGGTAGACTTTCCAGCCCCTGAAACCCCACGCATTATGATAAGTTCTTGACTTTGACGGCTTACCGCCACACCCAAAATGTTCTTTTCAGAACCCTCACGCAATATTTCTTTGATTTTTTCCTTCATAAACACAAAGGTACGAAATTAATTTGATAAAACCAAAATATTGACAAATTAATTTAGTTTTCCTAATCGTTTTTTACCAATTCTTTATTATTGATTTCATAATCATCAACCTTTCCAACATTATAGTAATCAAAACCTTTCAAAACAGCAATTTTTTGTTTTGATGGAAATGAACCACGTAGATAAACACTCTACCGTGTTCGTTGATGAACCTAAGTTCACCAGTATATCCAGCTTCAAGAGCTTTCTTTTTGTAGACCTCGTAAAGTTTATCAAAATCTTTGTTTAAGGATTTTGCTTTTTCTATTCCAAGTTTTTTAAGTCTTTGTTCTTCCATGGGCCTAAAATAAAAAACCCGACCAAGATTGCTCTGAGTCGGGTTTTGTTTGTTCGTATTATTACTTCAATATTATATATCATCGAAGAAACTCACAGACATAGCCGACTCAAGCGGATGACTATTACGTCTCCACATGCTAATCGAATTAATATGTATGTTTGAATTTCTCATTTTTTTGTTTTGTGGGTTTCCCCTTTTTGATATAAATATACTCTTGTTTTTAAAAGTAATGCAAAGGTACTAAACTTTTTTCAATTTGTCAAGTTTTTTGCAAACTTTTTTTTACGTTTATATGTAAATATTTTATTTATTAAGCTTGATTGCTATTGTTAGCTTTTCTTTTTTGATAAATATAAGCTGCTAAAACACCAAGTGTGGCACCTATAATTGAACCTATCATTGTTTCCGTCATAGGAGATGTTGACGCACCAGCAATAACTGAACCAACAGCTGGAACTGAATAAATGTAATGTGCTAATGCACCTCCACCTAAAAGACCAGCCCAAAATCCAGCACCAGCGTCTTCATTAATACCAGATTTTTTCACAAAAGCTAATGCTATTTGTTCTGGATTAATACCAACACCTTCGTTAACGTTGATACCTAAATTACTCAAAACTTTCTGTAATTCAGCCATAGCTTTTGGGTCGTTAGCAATTTGTTGTGCTACTTTAGGAATACTAGAATCATGTTCCATTTTATCAACAGCTTTATCAACTAACGCTTCTGGTGATGCATTGTTTGAGTTAACTTCATTTTCATCAATTTCAAATAATGGAGTATCTCCAGTTACTTTTTCACCAGAAACTGCTTTGCCTAATCTCCATAATAAAGCACCGCCAATTAAGCTAGCAACAACTGATAACGCAGCAGTTCCTCCCCCTCCAGTACCAACTGCATCGCCAACTGCTTGCAATAAATTTGGTCCACCAAGATAGTCAACAGCAATGCTAACAACTGCTGGTAACATACCCATTGACATGATATTGGCAACACCAAAGTTTTGAAGTGCTTTACCGACACTGTTTTGTAAATTACCAGCACTATTGTCTTCACTCAATGTTGACTGTGCTTTATGTGCAATGTTTAAAAATGAAGAAAAATCACTTTCATACATCATACTTTCAGATACCGAACCTAAAGCTGTTTTAATTTTTTGCAAGTCTTCTGGTTTAGATTTAGCTAAAATCTTATCAACCAATTGGCCCATTTCTGGTGAATTAGCAAAATCAAAAGCTTTTTTCTCCAATTCTTTTGTTTCCATACCAGCAACTTCATTTTCATCTAATCTTTTGATTTTATTGAAGGTTTTGGCAAAGTTTTCAACGATGGCTTTTTCTCTATCTAAGATAGCGGCTTTTCTCTCAGATTCGTTTAAAAGGATTTTTTTCATAGTATTTACGTTTTATATATAAATATCTTATTTTTTAAAAAAAGGCTAAAAATCATCATCATCATCATAATCTGAATAGAAATTGGTATCTAGATAATCTTTATCATTGTAACCATCGTCCAAATCATCTATGTAATCTTCATCTTCTTTGGTGATTTGCTCCAACGCATCTTCAGTTATGAATGTTCCGAACTCACCGTTGAATAATTTCTTTAAATTTCTAGCCTCTTCAAATGTTAGTTCTTTAAATTCTAATTTTGACAAGAAATCATTGCCGTCTGAAAAGTGTAATTTTTTACCGCCGCCAAGTTTATAAGAAAAACTCCACGTAATGCTTTCAGCTAAGCTTTCAAAGTTTTCAACTTCTTTTTCAGTCATTGTTTTGAAACCATGGATTTCGATTTCGTTTATTTGGTCATTGAACGTAACTAGGTATTTTGCCATATATGTTTGCTAATATGCTATAAATATATGGCAAAATACAAAAGAAATCAAGATATGCCCAGTAGCTTTTTAAAATTATTGGTTTCTATGTTTTGAATGGCTTTGCCCAACTCTGGACCTGGTTTTAAACCCATCTTATCCATTACTTCTGGACCACTAACCGTAAGTCTAAATTCTTCAAACGCATCCAGCAATTGAGAAGATACATTTTCCTTGCCACATAAATCTCTTATTTGGTCTTTAGACACACCAGAATGTTGTTCAGCTTTTTTAAGGGCAACCGCTGTATCTATATCTAGCTTCAACATCGCAATAAGGAATGTTATGGCTTTCACTTCTTCAGCAGTGTATTTCAATTCATTCAATTTTTTCTTCAACACATCTAAGTTGTTATTCTTTAAAAGCCTTGCCAATAATACAATGTAATCATCGTGATTATAACTGCCAATTCTTCCAATAAAGTCCATATCAACATTCAACCCTTTGAATATCCAATCAAACAAATGGTATTTGTCCAACATTTCCAAGAAGTGTTTTTGCGATTTGGCTGACTTGATACCTTTGATAAATTCATCACGAATACGTTCACCAGAGATACCTTCAAGACTAGCATCCTTTTGCAAAGCAGCATCAGTTGCTGGGTCCAACTCATTTCCAAATCTGCCAGCAAAACGTATTGCTCTTAGGATTCTAAGGCGGTCTTCACCAAATCTATCTTCTGGTGCACCAACCGTTCTTACAATGCCATTTTTTATATCTTCAACACCACCAACAAGGTCAACGATTTCATGTGTGTCAATATCGTAGAACAAAGCGTTGATGGTAAGGTCACGTCTTTTAACATCACCTTCAATATCGGTAAAACTTACCGCATCTGGTCTACGCCCTCCAGATAAATCTTCACGGAAAGTTGCAATTTCGTATTCACCTTCACTGGTAAATACGTTAATTACACCGAATGCCTTGCCAGTTGGAAGAGTTTTGAATTTGGCTTTGGCCATTATTTCTTCAACCTTATCTGGAACCGCATCAGTAGCTAGGTCGTAATCTTTGGGTGTTTTATTTAAAAGTGCATCACGCACAGCCCCACCCACAACATATAACTTAAAACCGTTCTTTTTAAACACGTCTTTTATTTGTTGAATATCTTGAGGGATTGGTAAATCAAACTTGATGCGTTCTTCACGTAAAAGCCCTTCTCTTAATATTTGTTTTATATTTTCTTTCATAAATTTTATTATTGATTATAAATATCAATAAAACATGATATCGTTAGAGTTATAATTCAGACCTTCTTTAAAAAAGGTTATTTTCCAATTCATTTTTCAGCCTAATTTCTTTACCATTCGTTGGAAAGAAAAATTCTTTTGAATTATTATTTTTTCTTCTCAACCAAGACAAGTGTTTTTCAACCATATTTTTAACATAACTAGGTTTTTTACCATACTTAACACCTATTTCGAGATAATCAAGTGTTTTATTTGTCCCAAGACCAAAATAATCCTTTATGTAATAAGTTACCTCTAAAGGTATTTCATCTAATAAACCATAAACTAATTTATTACGTTCATCTTTTATCATAATATCTTCTGGACTTGGATTTCCATCCGCAATTAAATCGCCTATCTCTGTTTGTTCTTCGTCACCTATTTTAGCATTTAAACTTTGTTCAAATTGATTCAATGTTATCATCGACTCTAATTTCAACACACCATCAATGTTTTTTATTTCACCACTATCTAACATAGATTCAAATATTTCCAAAGTACTAACTATACGTCCACGTTCTTGTTCAAGACTTTCACGTTTTTTATTAAATTTATTGATTTCAGCTTTTATATTATACGGTATTTTGATTGACTTGATATTTTTATTAATGGAGTCCAGCATTTCTTTTCTAATATACCATACAGCGTATGAGATAAATTTATAACCTTGAGTATGGTCGAATCGTTCGATAGCATTATATAACCCTATGTTACCATCAGTCACCAAATCTTCCATTGTTATAACTGAAGATTTTATCATTGCTGCGTATCTTCTAGCAACACTAACAACAAACAATAAGTTATGTTTCCAAACTTTTTCAATTAATGCTGGGTCTTTGGTTTCTTTAATTATTTTAAAAATGGCTTGTTCTTCTTCACGTGATAAAGGTTTGTGTTTGGCAATGTCTTTTATATACAACTCAAATAATTCTCTATTTGTGTGTTTTGCAATGACACCAGTACCATTTTTTAAATTAGGTGAACCCATTATTATTATTATTATTATTATTATTATTTGTTTTACACAAAGGTATAAAAAAAATTTTAAATTACCAATTTTTTTTAAACAAAAAAAGAATCAAAACCACTTATCATTTTTTTAATATGTTATCTATAAGTTGTTGCTGTGTACCATCTTTCTACGTCTGACAAATAATCAATCTTTATTTTGAATTGGTCATTTCTATAATAACCATCATCACACCTTGCATATCCTTTATTCAATAATACGTCTATCAATTCACTTAGGATTACTTCTTTAAAAACTACTATATACTGATAGCATATATTATATGAATTTAAATAATATGTCTGATAATTTTTAGACTCACTAAAAAACCACATATAGTAAGTACCATCTTTATCCATAGTTGTAGTTATTTCAATTCCCTTGTCTTTAAATCGATTCTGAATCTCAGTCTTAGATAACCCAACGTAATTTTGGCTTTTTGCTGTAAAATTTATACCAAGTAGTATAATACTACTTAGTATAATATTTAATAATTGTTTTTTCATAGTGTTTATTTTTATTTTATGAGTAATATTGTTGTATTTACGCCATTAGTGGCGTGGATTAGGTAGTTATGCCCCATGTTTTACCATGCATACATAAACACTATACTTTGACCATGAACAACAAAAAACTGTCCATCCCGAAAATTCAGGAAATTCAATTTCTGTTAAATCTTCGGTGGTTTTCTTCTTCCTTATATTTGTGGTATTTTCATTTGCTTCCAATACAATACAAGGTATATCATTTTCATCACTACCAGTAGCCGAAATTTCACCCCATTTATTTTTTGTGTCAATACAAAAGGCTATTACATTATCTGATTTTTGATAAGTAATACAATTGTTTACAGAAATAGCACCTTGATAAGTAACACGGTGCATAACAACAGGTATGTTTAATGCCTGTGTTTCTGCGTTATTCAAGTTTTTTGCTTCTTTCATAATTTATAATATTTTAATAATTTTATACAATTTAATCAGGCACTAAACATACCTGCGACCGTTAGGCGATATGCCAACAGACACCCTACAATGGTTGAGTAATTTGACTGCGAAGTATATCATAAAATACATTTCTTGACAAAGCACCCAAACAAATAAAATCAGGTTTCATTTCATTTAATGCTAAAATTTCAGGAATAGCAATAAACAAATCTTCATCGGTAAGTTTTTTAATTAAATCACAATCCATTTCAATAACAGTATCTTTTGTCTTGAAATATCTTTGTTTTAAATAGTTTGAATATGCTTGTGTAGCATCTGCAATTACACCATACGTTTCATTTGGGTTTTGTCTTGTAGCCCAACAAACGAAAGAACCTTTAAAATCATTTAGCATTAAATGAAATTTATCATTCAAATAATTTGCCGAAATATCAGCGTTTGTCAATTTGTGAGCTGACTTGTCTTTAATTTGTTTTGGCGTTAAGTCAATAACTTCTTTTTGATTTTCTGTACTCATTTTATATTTAATTTAAAGTTTAACATTCTAATAAAGGCACAATCGCCTAACATCGGCTTTGTGCAAGTGGGGCTGAATTGCTAAATTCAACAACAGTAATTCTAATCGGCTTTTGTGCTGAATTAAAACTTTCGTGTTCCAAATCCCCACCTGCACAAAGCCGCAAACCGTTATGTGCAAGGCTACGAAAGCGCATCTAAATCAGATTTTAATCTTGAAACTAAACTATCTTCGCCATCGTCTCCAGAAAGATACCAATCAATTCTTTGAGCATATATTTCAGCTTTTTTTAATATCTCAATTCCATCTTTAAAAATTTGCTGTACATCTTCTCTATAAACGTGTTCAAATCTATCTTCGGGATATTTTTCAAAATATTCTTTATCGTAATATCTTAAATCTTCTTTAGATTTTTCTTTACCTTGTTTATCCAATTCCTGTTGAATATCCTCCCAAATTTGTCTTATTTTGTACTGGTTGTAATCGAAAGCTCCTCCGCTCATAATGTTTATTTTTATGAAACCGCCCAGCGCATAACAAGTGTTTGGCAAAAAAGCGGGTTATGTTATTAATTTAAAGTTTGTTTTGTGTTATCGTCTTCTTGGCTTCGGGAAAACGATAGTTTTTATTTGTCCGCTTCTTCGCCAAGCACTCGAACGTTATACACAATGGTTCCAAAGTGCTTCGATTTAACATTTTTTTTTATTATTTGTTAGTATAATACCAAGAAAAACCACCAGCAAATTTTCTTTTGCCACGACAAACTTTTTTAATGTTAGTTCTTTGTATTCCTGTTTCTCTTGATGCTTCACAAATAGAACCATATGTTTTTATTAGTATATCACCATCGTATTGATTTACACATATACTTTGGTTATTATCAAATCCCTTTTTATTTTCTAATCTTAAACCATTTTCTCTTGCGTGTTTTTGATTCTCAAAATTATCGCACCATTCTAAATTATTAAAATAATTATCATCCTTAATACCGTTTTTATGGTTAATTTGATTTTTATTTTTAGGTGCAGGTGGTAAAAAGGCCTCTCCAACTAATCTATGAATTAATATTGATTTTCTTTTATTTACACCATCGATATCTTTATATAAATGATTTGTAACATACCCTTTGTGATTATATTGATTTTTTAATATAATTTCTTCACGAAACATTTTTGTGTCAATATACCCCTTTCTTTTTACTACAAAACTGCCTGATAATCTTTTTAATCTACCATATGACGAAATTTCATATAATCCTTCATATCCTACAACTGGTTTCCATATTTCTGAATCTCTGCTCATTTTTTTATTATAAAATACTTTTTTTATTAAAATCCACACTGTGTATAACAAGGTGTATAAGAAAGTTTGCTATTAAGTTTGGTAGTAATTTTTAGTTTATACAAGCAAATCTTCTCATACACCCAAGCGTTAGGTGCAAGGCTATTACTCCGCTTCGATATGATTATATATCAATTTCACTACCCAAGCATTTTCAAACTCATACATTCGTTGATTTATTCACCATAACTAATTTAAACTTAACTCAATAATTAAATCATTTACAATATTTTTTAACACATTAATGTCTTTTTTAACATTATAAATAATTTTATCGAATTTAGCGTAATCATCTAAGTTGGTTTCAGAAACATGGTTTAAATCACGTAGACTATTTTCCCTTACACCCATTGGGTCACCTTCTAATCTAATTAAATAACCACCTTCTTCAATGATATAATCAGCTTCGTTAATAAATCTAACATCTGGAATTACAATAATTTTACCCTCATTTAATTTTTCTTTCAGTTCTTCATTGAAGAAAGATTTAACCCAAATGTCAGCGTCATAATTATCTCTGAATAAATCCGTACCAACTAATTGTAATGTCTCACCAATAGTCTTGTTGAATTGTTTGATAACTATATTTTTTTGTTCTTGAGTATAATTAAGAATTTCATTACAAAATGGTTTGTTTATTTCATGTGTTGTACTCATTCTGACACCACTAACAATTTCAGTTATTAACCTTAACTTATCAGCTAAAGCATGTCTTTCAACCTTACCTTGTAATTTCTCAGCTAATAATTCAGCAAATGTGTCTTTACCGTCAGCCGCTCCCAATCTTTCCAGATATGCCGATAAGTCGGATTCTCTTGGAAAGCTGGGAGCTTTTTAAATTGTTTTTTTCATTCATACCGCAAAGGTACTAAAATGTTTTTAATATTGCAACTAAATTACCATAAATAAAAAAAGCCTCACTAAGAGGCTTTATTAATAAGTTCAGAATGGATTTGTTTTCTGTTTTTCCTAAATAGATTTTTTAAATTGCTGAATCCATTCTTTATGGTTGCGAGTGTTGGAATCGAACCAACCATCTTTGGGTTATGAGCCCAACGAGTTACCATTTCTCCGACTCGCTATGTTGTAGGGGATGAAGATTCGATACTTCATCAAAGGGCCCCAATGGCCCCCAGCGTTGCTTACGCTCAATCCCCTATGTTATCCCAAGATGGCTATTCGTATTTATTTTATAGGACTCCCGTTTACCTAGTAGCTATTTTACATGACCTCCGTCATGAAGTATTTGTTTACATGGTCTTACGCCATGGTAGTTTTGACACCAAACAATCCTTTCGGAAGTTGTTTGGTAAAAGACCTACACACTTTTTTCCATTGAATTTGTTTTTGGTTCGTTTGCAGAACCCATCTTTTTGGATAATTTTGTTTTAAAGAACGTTGTTTAAATTATATATACAAAGGTACGAAAAAAAATAACGTTTGTCAAGTTTTTTTTGAAAAATTTTATTTTTAATCTATATTTTACACTTTTTTTATATGATGTGTTGTTTCATCTATAATAACAAAAACACCTTGTTGACCATCCAAAGTATGTACCACATTCAAAACCAAATAATACAAACCATCAAAGAACACATATTCATCCCTTCTAGGCAAAACAGTTAATTTTACATTGGTTTTTACAACATTCCATTTACTATCCAGCAACGTCACCTTATATTTTGTTTTAAACATATGCAAAGATACTAAAAATTTTTAAATAAAACAAGTATTTATATGTAAATAACAACTCTTAAATTTCCAAAAATTATGAACAATGTAACAAACGGATGCGGATGTGGCAAACCAAAAGGCGGCCAAACCACTACAACAACACCACCAACCCCAAGACCTAGCAAATAAGACTTACGGGTAAAACATCAAAAGGGGCTTGATAGCCCTTTTTTATATTTCCTCCTTACCACCGTTGACTTGTGAGTTAATCTTGTCACCATTTTTATTGGTAAACTGTTCAGAAGCTGTGAATCCTAATCCACCGATAACTATCCATTTCATTGAATCATAGATGATTGGGTCAATAGTAAACTTCCAAAATAGGTTGCTTATAAAGCCTATGGCCATCATTATGAAAGCCAACAATGTTACTAATCTTTTACTGGAAACCTTTCCATCAGAAGATACACAATTAATAAAAAAATTTTTCATGATATGTTTTCTAAATAAATATATTATTTTTGAAAATTTATCATAAAAAAAATAACCCCCGACAAAGCGACTTGCCGAGGGTTTTTTATTTCTTATCCTAATGGTGATTAGTGGACAAGAATCTGGTGAAAATCTTAATTATCTTAAGGTACAAAAAACTTACCAGTGGAGTTTAGGGGAATCGAACCCCTGTGTTGAATATTCTTCAAAAGTTTTCTACATGTTTAGTACCATTTTCTAACGGAACCAAATATCTCAATTTTTCGTGACGGAAACCGAGAAACCCGAATGGACTACCATCATGTAGTGGTCATCACCACCATTAGGTGAATTATCACCATCATCAGTATTAGGCTACTGCAAGCTCTCCAGCGAAGCTACATGTAGCTTCGTCAAGGAAATTTTCGGATACAACGAATGTGTTGTCAATTCAAAATTTAATAGACAGATTTAAGTGCTTCCAATCTAGCACTACATGCTTACTAATTACGACTATATCCAGTCAATACCTTGTAAACCCCATAATTTAAAGAACGTGTGTGAGTTATAAATATGTGTGTCTTAAGAAAAAAACCCACATTTTTATTAACTTATACAAAAGTACTACATTTTTTATTAAAAAGCAAGTAAAAATAAAAAAAATGAGAATTATTTCTAATTCCCATTTAATGCTAAGATGTTACGTTTATTATTAGTCCTTAAGGACTTTTTTTGTGCTTGTTATTTTACTATCTAATTTATCACACCTAGAATCGATAAATTTCTTTGTGTCTTCTATCTCTCGATAAAGACTTTCTAATTGAGCAGAGTTATTATTTTCATTCTCAATTATTAACCTACGAACCCCCTCATCCATTTGACAAATATACCTGTATATTTCATCATGCTGTTGATTATTTTCTGTAACATCAACCTTTTTATTCAACTTAATCAACGCAACCACAATGGTCGAAACCAAAGCAACTACACCAAGTGTTGTTAGAACTGATACTATTATTATTGTTTCCATATTTTTTTTTTATTTTTATGTTATGG